GCAAGACAATGGACATCAGTAAGGTCGGACAAGTTAGTCCAATCTGTGATGCCATTAGTCTCAATATCAAAGAATCCTATTTTATTCATTTTTGTGTGCTTGGTATAAGTGTGGTTAAGGGGAGTAAAATACCCCGTGAGGTGTTGTTATCTCCCCCTCGCACATCCCTCTTGGTTTTCTTAAAGGGCTCAATGAGGTCTTTAAGTTCTACAAGCGGAATGAAGATGATAAGGGACTCAACAACGAAGCAGTAATAATCCGCTTCGGAACGGTCTACGCCAGAGACTTTACCTCTGGACATATACTCAACAAATACATTGCCCGTCTTCTTGGCAAGCATATCTTTTTTAATCTCTATCTTTTTTTCAGAGAGCAATGCGCCAATTTCCTTTTCAGCTACTTGTCCTAGTTCTAAGTCGTGTCGAAAGTTCGAGCAGTATTTCATATATTAGAAGGGGTTCTCGGTATAATGTTCTTCGGACATTGAGCCCGATTGGGGGTTGTAGTTAAGAGCACAAGCGATGCCTGTTTCTCCAGAGAATCTGTTCTTCAATACACGGAGTACCGTCTTGTTACGGTCTTCTGTGTCTTGTTGATTTCGTTCCAAGCCAATAACCATATCGGAGAGCTGGGCGATGCCAGCAGAGCCACGGAGTTGAGCTAGGGAAGTAGATGCCCCCTCTTCGTGTCCCTTACCTTCTGGACGCTTTAGGTGGCTTACAAGGATAAGCCCAAGCTTAGTCTCCTCGACGAGAGCACGTAGCTTGGTCATAGTGTTGTCAATCATTCGACGTTCGTCGCCATCACCCATACCAGACACCACGATACTAAGGTGGTCGAGTACGAGGTAGTCCACGTCTAAGACCTTAGTCATATAGCGTATGTGAGATATGAGGTTGTCGCTGTCTAGCGAGCCCCAATGGTCGTATAGAAAACAACGTCCAGACCCTACAGTAGCTTTGAAGGCTTCGTTGTAAGGCTCACTCGGTGCGAAGTTAGGGTCAAGATGTAGGAGTTCGCCCATTTCGAGTCCAATGATGGAGTTCGCCGTCCTTTCAAGGGACTCCTCAAGTGCAACGTATCCAACCCTGTGGTCAGAGTGCTTTAGGATGTCGTGGGCAATAACCTTACAGACGTGACTCTTACCAATACCAGACCCAGCACAGAACGTAACAATCTCTCCTTTGCGGATACCGTGGGTAAGACGGTTGAGTCCTGCAAAGGGGTAGTCAATCGCTGTGAAGTTCTTAGGTGTGGTGAGGCGTTCATATAACTCACTGCCATCAATGATGTCGTCAGGCTTCCAAGGCTTAGCATCCCACATAGCACTAACAATCTCAGACCCACGTTTAGCCATAAGCATTTCGTTAGGGTCTTTCATAGGAAGTCGAGCAATCTTAGTCTTACCTGCTGGCAGTAGGTGGCATACTTCTTCAGCCGCTTTGCGTCCCTGCTCGTCTTCATCGAACATAAGGACAACCTCGTCAAAGGAGTCCAGCCACTCGAATTGGTTCTTGAATATTGTCTTGGCTGATTGTGCGCCTGTGGGTAGAGAAACCGTAGGCCATTTACCCTCACCGTTTACCATCGCCACAGAAAGACAGTCTACTTCACCCTCTGTGATAACTACCTTGCGACCACCATTAGGCCACAAGTGTTGTCCAAAGAAAGTTGAAGGCTTACCCTTGCAGGAGAACCTTTTGTCTTGGAAGCGTAGTTTCTGGGCGATTAGTTCACCCTCTAGGTTGCGGTAGTTAGCAACGTGGCAAGGCTCACCATTAACGGAAGCAATGTGGTAACCATACTTCTTACATATGGCATTGGTTAATCCTCGTGCAGGGATGTCTGAAACCTGTCCAGAGACAAAGCCTAAAGGTACACGAGAAGTGGGAGGAGCTACGCTTGAGCCACCTCCTTTTGGGTTAAATACACCACAGGAGTAGCACTTGGTGCTTCCGTCGGTGTTGATAGTAAGTGCGTCTGTGCTGGCGCAGTCTGGGCAAGGTTGGTGTGTTTGTGCGGGTGTTAGGTTATCCATTCTTTTGGTATTGTCTTGTGAGCCCACAGGAAACCGTGCTTGTCGCACCAGTCCCCGTATGTGGTCTTGCTCTTCTTGTTTAGTGTGTTGTGTGCGTTCTGAAAGCAAAATCTTATATCCATCTCTGGGTTGCATTCTCGCACCCGTAAATGTTTGGTGCGGTCGGCGGGTAGCCAGTAACCCTTGGCTTCGATAATCACTCCGTTCGGGAGGATGAAGTCAGGGGTGTAGACACACTCTCGTGTGTACTTGAGCTTTAACGTCTCGTAGTCGAAGGGAGCCCCCACCCCTTTCAGGGTGAGAGCGAGTCTTTCTTCGAAACGGGAACGATAAGGGTTAGAAGCTGATGCCCGCGGGTTGCGCGGTTTCTTCTTCTTGGAACGCTGTATCCAAGGATTCGCCATCGTTAATGTAGCCGTTCTCTTCTTCGGTGAAGCCGTAGGAAGAGCCACTGCCGTTGTTGTATTCGATTAGTTCGAGGAGTTGGACAGCCTTCAGTCGCAGGGTATAACCAAACCCCTGCAAATCAGTGTACCAAGTATAAACCTCGACGCTTAGTTTTAGTGTAGAACCACTGCCGATAGCAGGGGGAGTTGGAAGCTTCGAACCTTTCGAGTCAAAGACTGGAATGGTGAAGGTAAGCAAACCTTTCTTGGTCTGCCGTTGTGCCACTTGTTTGGCATAGATTTCGAAGTCACCGTCAGGAGTGATACGAATAGGATTGGAAGAAGACTTCTTTAGCTTCTTACCTTTTACTCGGCACTCTGCATCATACTCTCGCTCAACAATATCGGTCACTTGTTTTGTGAACGCATTAAATGCCGCCTCATCTACATGCAGTTTGCACGAGTAGACGCCGTCTTCGTTGAACTTTGTATCAGGTGTGTCGATACGTGGGTACACTGCTGTACCTTTAGGTGTTGTCAGTACTTTACTCATTATTTTATCTTTATGTTTTGGTTGTTGTTAACTCTCGGTTAGGAGAAGAAATATGGACTTTCGAGAACCTCGCTGAGGTTAGCGTTGCCGTATTCGGGTGTGTCTGGAAATTCGATGTCAGGATGACTCTCCTTTAAGTTGTGTCGTAAGACTTCAAGTTGGTCAACCTTAAAAACAGAATAATATTGTTCTCTGAGAATACGGCTGAGCTTGTCGCAGTTGGAAGCGTGTGTTCCGTAACTGTCGTGAATCATTGCAAAGTCGTAAATACCTTGCTTGTTACACTCGACCACAGTCTTAGTTAGGCACGCAGCATCTAGGCTGTGAACATAGTTAGGACTGATGCCTTGCTTCTGACGGCGAGGGGAGATGTCATCTGTGTCTTTGTACCACTTGATGTACGTCCCTGAGCCGTTAATCTTTGTGCTGACATTCTGTGCTGTTGTTTTCTTGTAAGATTGGAGAACAGGGAAGCCTGAAGGAGAAGTCCAACTTACAGGCTCCCCGTGTTCTGCTAGTGCTTTCGCACAGGACTGTAACCAATTCATACAGTCCTTGGGCTTTTCGAGGACTTCATTGATTGAAGACCACGTCAGCTTACTGAGGTAACCAGTGACTTTATAGCGTTCATCTTCTGTGAACGGGTTGGCGCGTCTGGTTTTACGCATTGTGTCTTGATACCATTCATCGACGTAATCCCGACAACTGTAGAATGTGCCACCATAAGGCCACACCATTGTCGGACGCTTAGCAAGCTTACGGTCGATACCGAATTGTATCCACTTATCTGCGTAGGGGTGATTGTTTGCTTTGTCTGCCTCTAACTTCTCACTGACGAGGTCAGAGACAACTCTATAAATATCTTGTGGTTCAGAATCTACCATTACGTTGGTAGCTCTTGCCCCATATTCGTCCCTCATCAACATAGAGAGAATTTGGAGTCCGTTGTTGCTGGCATCCAAGTTGACGGGGAGGTGACTTACTAGCTTACCTGTCTTCTTGTACTGCCCCCACTCATTGCACCAAGCAAGGAACTGGAAGGGCTCGTCAGCGTCCATCCACTGAAGATTGGTAGTAGGACTCTCGTGGATTGCTATCGCCGTCTGAGCGAAGTCCTCAGCCCATTGTACACGGTTCTTGAGGGTAAGCTTGTCGTTACCATAAGTGTTAGCACCTTGAATGGCTAACCAACCTGCATCAGTCTCGTTTCGTATCTTCTCACCACGGTGGAACTGGAGAAGTCCTCGGCTGATGTCTGGACCTTGGATAGAGAGGAAGGCAGGGATGTTGTACAGGCGACCACGGAAGTCTACGTGTGACGGATAAAAGAACCGTTTACCCGACAACTTCTTAGCTACATATAGTATCTTACTGACAAGCAGACGGCGGCTGGTATTAGATAACCTGCTGTTATAAACCTTTGCCGCCATCCGCCGCCAGAGAGTGTTGGACTCTTCGTTTTCTTTAAAGTCAACGGGGACAGGTGGGAGGTCTTCCTGTTCACGAGAAGGAAGCCCGTCCACGATGACATTATTTTCCCAACACCACTCCATCACCTTGAGGACTACTGGGTTAATAGTCCATGGGGTTTGCTGAACGAGGTTAGTTGCCTCCATTGGTTCAGGGAGAGAACCCTCGATAGACCGAAGGTAATCCATGTTATTCGTTTTAATGAATGGAACTTTAGGTAAGTAAGTATGCTGTCGGTCATACCCTCCGTCCCAGATGTTAGTCCAGCAAGCAGGAAGCTCAACGGTCGGTAACCAGAACGGTTCAATAAATTCTCTGTTGTCATTAAACTCCTCAATCCATTGTAGGGTGTCAGCAGTTGCGTTGACGTAGCGAGTAGGACGCTTACGTCTCTTCTCAAGAATGTAGGTGTATTCAATGAGGTTTGTGGATACTCGGACAAGCTCCGTCATCTGGAGTCCAAGGTTCAGTTTGTCTCGGTGAGCCCACGGCTCCCAAGCAATCATCAGTCCTTTTTCTGTCTCGTGTTTCATTGAAGAACGAACGTGACGCACCTTGGCGGCTGTTCCTTTACGACGAACTGCACCAAGAATAATGCCCTTACCTTTGGCTTCATTGTTAGCCACAAGAAACTTACAACGAAGCTCATCCTCTACACGGGCTCCAAGGAACACGGCGATTGATGATAGTGGTTTTTTCTGCGTGATACAGTCCAACAGTACCTTGATGCTGATGTAGCTGAGAACCTTTGGGTCAAGGTCTTGCGAATCGACCTGAAATCTAGCTTTGTTATCAACCTTGGCTAAACCCTTCTGCCAGTCGGTTATTGCTTGGTTGAGCGCAGGTAGTCCTGCACGCATCAAGCGTTGTCCGTATGGCGTCTGTAGCTCTGCTTCACGGGACTTTGCTGACTCAACCTTGGCACGGTATCTACCCGCCCCAAGTGTGGTCATGTCTTCGTTAAGTTCGCTTTGGTTAAGTGTGGTCATGGTAAAAATTTGTCAGTGATTTGTCAGTGAGGCAAGAAAAAGTTAAAGAGTAAATCGCATAAGTATTTGTTTAAAAACTCTTATATTTCAGTGTGGTTACAAGAAGAGGTGACAATAATCGCATAGGTGATGTGCATATGAATATCGTAACTTTTTTTATAATGATGTCAACGCATTGATTTACTACAACATTTTGATTTAATTGTCACCTCGCACTTGCCTCTTTTTTATCTGTTTTGACAAAGTTTGTCAGTGATTTGTCACCTTTCTTCTATTTCGTCCGCTAATTCTAAGATGGCTTCCTGAATACTACGCGAGGCAAACTCAGAGGCGTGACACAATCGAATCATCACGCGGAGTAACTCGGTTGCTGTTAGATAGTCTGAAGGTGTCTCTATTGTTATAATCTCTTCGTGTTGTTCTAATGTTAGTTTCATAGCGTTTGATTTATTGGATATGCCCGATGATAAAATCTCGGTAGGCGCGTAGGGCTTGTTTAAATTCTGGAGTTGGCGGTGTTGATGCTGCTTTCAATATATCAGCAAATAGAATTGTCTCCTCCCTGTCTAGGGTGATGTAGGCTTTGGCTGACTTAGGTGTGCCTTTCTTTACACCCGTGCTGTCCTCATAGTAATCCACATCACCATTGTAATCACGCTCCCACCTCTGCCAGAAGCCATTACTGCCTTCGTGGTAAGTTGGCCGCCCCTTTACATCTCGCTCGTACCTCCCCCAGTAACCATCACAGTCCTCGAAGTAGGTCACTCTGTCATTGTCATCTGTAATCTCGATAGGGAAGCCGAATGCAATCCCTAGTTCTGTTAGTGTGTCGCTTAGTTTTTTCATAGTGCTTTTAGTTCGTATTTAATGCCGTCTACCTCTACGACCTTGCCCTCGCAAGTTTTAGCTGAACGTGGTGTGCCTTTCTTTACACCTGTGCTGTCCTCATAGTAATCAAAGTCACCATTGGCATCAAAATCCCACTTCACACAGTTGCCATTGCTGTCCTCGTAGTAAGTCTCATTGCCATTGGCGTCTTCAA